CGACCGACATTAAAAAGAACGGGATGAACTATATGATTCATCTTGGCGCTAAGGTGAAATAAAAAAGGGGAGGCGATTAAGCCTCCCCAATTCATTTAAGCCGCAGCGAGAAGCTTCTGCTGTTGCTTACGACGACGCAACTTCAACATACCGAGTCCAGCGATGCCTGAACCAAAGAGCCAGACGGCTCCTGGAACAGGTACTGCCTGCACAGCCGGGACGATGAAGAATGAGTCAGGACCATCATTCGTATTCGTCATGCGAGCAAAGAACGCATACTGATGATTTGGATCAAGGCTAGCGGTCGTCAGACCATTGAGCAAATAGTCAGGAAAGCCCGTCCCATTGTTAAGGGTCGGAAGTGCGATGTCATCGGCCAAAGCCGGCAAGAACGACGCGATGACCGTGTGTGAAGTAAGATCGAGGAAGAAGAACGACTCCAACACCTGTGCGCCCTGCCCATTGGCTTGGTTCACATCAATGCCGATGGAGAACGCATTCTGGCCGCCCAGTGCAGTGATCAGGTTGATGATCTGCTGACCGCTGTAGTTGACCGCAGAGATAGTGTCGGTAGCAAGGTTCGTGTCCCTGAGAATACCAGAAGAGAAGTAAGTCTCAGAGGTCTGGTTGCCTTGGTTGCCGTAGTCCGTGTAACCAAAGTTCTGGTCGATGTTAGTCTGATTTGGTTGGTTCGCTCCGCAAATAATGCAAGGAGCATTCTGCGGTTGATTCCCAGCCGGTACACCGCCCAGTGTCAGATCTGTGCCACCAAGTGTCCAGACTTGGCCGCCGAGAGTGCGAGTGGCCGCCTGTGCGGGAAGAAGAGAGAGAACAAGCAACGACGCTGCCACCGCAGCGCCAAAGAGACTTTTCATTGGAGTTACCTCTGGTGAGAGTTGTTCGAACAACACAAGGCTATCACAAGGTTGTGACAGGCGGTAGTAAATCTTTTCATTGTAAAACAAAAAAAGCCCCAGCACTCGGCCAGGGCTAGTCACGGAGGGGAAAGTTAGTAATCTCTAGAGTTAATCCAAATCAACAAGAGGATCACAAAGATACCAAGCGCTCCAACAATGCCGCCAAAAATAATCCAGAAGTTGATTGTTTCATAAGTCATTTCGGCGGAATGATGCACTGACTCAGAAGCTTTTGCACCTCCTTTTGCACGTCAAGAAATAACTTGACGTTTTCAGCGCGTTGATTATTGAACTGAGCAGATTGCAGATAAACAAATCCTATCAGCGAGAAGATCACCAGCAATAGCCCAAGCATCAGCGGTTGCGCCTTTAGCACGTCCAACAATGCACCGATATTGCTACCATGTCCGTTCATTTGCTTCTGTCCCTTAAGAATTCATTGACAACGCGTAGCAGTTGCGCCTCGTTGCTTTTGACTTGTTGTTCAAGGACCGTGATGCGCTCCTCCATCTTTGCCATCCGCGCCACGGAATATTCCGCACCACGCGTCTCCATTATTGACACGCGTGTTTCCAGCTTGACTGAGTAAGCAAGGATCGCCGCTGCTGCTGTTGCAAGAGCCACGGCTTGCGCCCCCAGAAAGAGTATCAATGTTTGGTTCTCCCCGAACCATGACTTGATATCTTTCACCATCAACGGACTAAGGGTCGGCCAGTATCGACGATGCCGATCATATCAAGCAGAAGGAGGATCAGGATGAGTACGCAAACCACGGTTATCACGACCCGCGCGATTTGCTTGAATGGCGCCATCATTGGCAGATTGTCGACCAGGTATATTAACAACCAAGCAACGACGCCAAGCACGATTAGGTAGACGACGAAGTGGATCAAGGTATTGATCATTTGTGGCCTCCTGTTTCATGAAACTGGTACGCCATTGACGGTTACTATTACGTCTCCTGTTATCTCGATATTGACGCGCGCCTCCACGACTGGCGGATGCGGCATCGGTCCTGGTATTGGCGGCCGTGGTGTCGATGGAGGTATTGGCTCTGGGATTGGCGGCATTGGCATTGGTGGTCGCGTTGGCTTCGATACTTCACCGCCAAGGTGATCCGCCAAGGCGGCACATATCTGATTGAAGTTCATTTCATACTGCGCCGTGTCCGCCTCGCTGTCCACGAAACAAACCTCGAGCAATACCGCTGGCGCTGATGTCTTGTTGAGGAAGAACAAATCAGTCCGCTTCTTTGGACCGCGATTGATAAAGCCACCGGATTCAGAGATGACCTTGGATAGCTCTGTCGCTAGGGATTGCTGTGTCACGTACAATACCTCCGTGCCCATGGGTTTGCTAGTTGTCTGGTACGCATTGAAGTGAACGGATATGTCGAGTTGCCGCGTCTTGCTATTGTGGAAGTCAACTATGCGATTAAGGTTCTCGCTTTGCGTCTTGGACACATCATCATGGAACGTGACGACATTGCAGCCGCGCATGCGTAGCTCCAAGGCGAGCTTCTCCACGACACTTCTAGCTTCGTCAACTTCATCGAGGTAGCCAGAAGCACCACGGACATATTTGCCGTGTCCAGAGGACATCACGATAGAATTATAGATGCCCATGTCAGCCTCTTCTGGTAATTCATACGGGAAGGTCACTTCAACCTCATCGTCTGTCTCAATGCCCAATGCCGCCATAAGCCCAGGCGATAAATCCGCAACACGGCCAGTATCCTTATGCGGTCCCCAGTCCGCAGGATAGGCCATGAACTGTTTGCCGGTCTTTGGCGAGCGTACCAATGCCATAATGCCGAGCAATTCATTCTTTGATGTCTCATCATAGTCCCAGCGGCAAGCAACATAGAACTCTTCTGGGTTCAATCTTCTTGCGAGGCCTGTTGTTCCTGGAGGCTGATGCGGCAGGAATAGATGCGGCGCATCCGCCACCTCATAGATGAACGCCAGTCCCTCGCTTGGCGATACTCCCGTATCACGGGGACCACCAAAGTGCGAACATTTGCCGGTGATTGTTCTCATAGCTTTGCCGCGCGTAGCCACATCGCTTCCATTGCCTCTGGCGTTGTGTTCTCGGTATTGAGATAGGCCGCCAACCCTTGCACCCATTCATCGTCAATGGAGATCGTCTGCGCACCAACGAAGAACATATTGGCTTCGAACTCCCGTTCATTCGGCACGTTGGAGGATTTGATGTAGTTATCTATCTCATTGGGCAGTGCGCCAGTCTTCATCGTGCCTAACGCAGAATTCTGGGTAATTGAACCCATGTTAGCGAGTTCCTGGTAGAACTGCCTTCTGGAAATTGGCGGTGGCTTCAATGGCGGTGGCTGGATGTAAGGCATCGTCACGCCGCCCAGCGCGACCCATTCCTGGTACGCGATCCAGTCAGCATTGTCTGGATCATTCGGAATCACTGCGCCATCGTTGCGGATCACAGCAGTGCCTTCTGCGTTGGCGAAAGTGTACGTCACCACTTGTTCTTTTGGCTCCGGTGGAGGGATAACAAACGGTGGCGTTGGCGGCATAAAGCTCCAATCGTCATTCGGCATCTCTTATAACCTCGCGCTGGCTAGGAGTGAATCGACGTAGGCATATCCACCAACAGTTGTTATATCGGCTGAAAGTTGACATGAATACGGAGTGGAGAGGCTTGCTGACGGACCTGATACGAACGTACTGCCACCAACAGTAGCGGTAATTGTTACTACCGGTGCGATCCGCATGTAGGGATTAAAGTGATAGGTTGCGCGACGATAGCCTGCAGAGTTATCAATTGAAAACAACCACAAGCCACCAGGAGAAAATGTCTCATAGCGGAAATATCTCTGGCAGATCAATAACTCCTGATCGAATGGGCGCATGATCAATGGCGCTTGCGCGGCGGCGGGTGCTTGGGTGCCAGGGAAAACAAATACCCCGAACAGATAAATACCATCTGCTGTTGTCTCAACGCCATTGACTTGTCCGGGGGCTGCGATGTAGTTGGCATTGTACCAAGTGTTAGCAACTGGTGCTGTGTAAATCGTGCCACTTGCCAACGTGAAACCAAACAAGATGCCAACGCCATTCGTTTTATTCCATGTCCCGGTCGTGCAACCAGGGATGGTAATAACATTATATTGTGGAACCCCAGCGACAGCTTGTACGTATGCAGCGCAGTAGCTGCGATCAGAAGTGGCGTTGCCAACCTTCAGAGTGTAACCGCCAGCACGTTGATGCACTGACCAAAACGCAATGGTGATTGGTCTGGCGCTGGCGGTTCCCCAACCAAGACGTGCAATGCGGTAGCCTTCTATTTGTTGAGCCATGAAGGCATAGTCGCCACCGCCTAATGTCGTCTGCGCCACGGTAGTGTGAAACACCAAGGTGTATTGCAAACCTGGAACATGAGTATCATCATAAGCGCCAAGACCCGTAGTCATGCTACCGACACGACCGTGCGACCATCCATCGATAGCGTAACCCGGCGTTATCTGACTGCTGCCGTGGCCATATTGCTGGCTGACCTCAAAGCTGCCATTGTATTGCATTCCGTTGTACGCCATCGCGTCGAGCGGCGTGGCCCATTGCTTTGTTACAGCATGCAATGGTGCAGTTGGATCGCCACTCAACGTCAGCAAGCCCGTCATAACGGCATCAACGCCGCCAGCCTTATGCACAAATAACGCAGGGTCAGGCGGGGCGGGCCGCACGTCACCTTGTACTACCCACGTACCCGTCACCTTCAGCCACAAGGTCCAAGCAGGGACATTGGTCTTGAGCGCATAGTCCCCATCATTGCCGATTCCAGGATCAGGCACAGTACCATCAACCGCGTAGATAATCCCGGCATCGGCCATCTTCGACAAGAAGTCACGCAACACCGCCTGTGTGATCGCAGGATCATACCGTGACCAAGAGTTCTTCAAGATCATGTAGACGGAGTTAGTCGCCGTGGCTCCTGCCCATGGAGCCATTAACGTGATAACATTGAAGCCCGCATTGACGCTCGACACGTAGGCTTGCGTTGTTCCGACCTGTAACGTGTCACCAAGTAGCACATCGACAAAGATTGCACCTGAACTGGTTACCGTCGCCGAGCCGTTGGTAACAGTTACCGTTCCGAGATTATAGATTTGCCCGAGTGACACTACATCCTCGCATCAAAGTTGATGTTGCCACCTCCACCAGCATATACTACTGCCACCGCGCCATTGTACTGGATGCCGGATGCCAACGTAAAGTCAAGTTCAGCTTTGATGGCAGTTGAATAATTTGATGTGATGGTTGTTGCTGCGCTGACAACAGTACCAGACAGGAAAGACACCGGAGAGGTCATCAACACGGCAGGTGCAACTCGCATCGGCACTGGATGATAAGCCATCGCCCGCGCAACCACGGTAGTTGGCGAATAGACTGCGCCGACCAACGCCGGAATGCCATTGTAGAAATATCTCATGCATGTGAGAACTTCTTCGTCGTATGGCCGCATCAGCTTGGGCAGATCGCTCACGAGCGGCAACTGCGTTCCAGCCGAGATAAATACTCCAGTGATCGCGAACGCATTGCCAGCCGTGTTGAATAAATTTGACGTTGCGTTGAAGGTCTGCACTTTGTTGAAGGTGCCCCAGGCATCGAGCGCCACAACCGGCGCAGCCTCTTTGCCATCGGCAAATATTTCAAACGTCAATCCAACCCCGTTGCTCTTGTTCCAGGTACCAGCCGTGTCGGGCGGCACGTTGAAGGCGACGTAGTTCCAGTTGTTGACGATTGCGAACTCATGATAGTAGCAGCGCGACTGATCGGCATTCGATAACTTGGCAAAGATCGTTCCAGGTCCAAGCTGATTGTAATAGCGGAACGCCACAACAATCGGCGACGCAACACTGCCAGGCATCAAACCAGAATCACCGCCCCAGCCCCAATGAGCAATCCGGTATCCCTCAATTTTGTGCCGAAACTTCACGAAGTCGCCGCTCGCTGGAGCCGAGAAATTTGCCGCATTGGAGAAATAACAACATTGTGGAAACTCCCTCGATGCGGCGGTTTGCGTTGACCAAATGGAAGCCGTGGCGTGCTTGAACATTCCCTCCCATCCATCAACGATATTCCGCGCCACATTGTTGGTGAGGAAGTCGGTTGGTATTTGGCACACCTCCATCGAGGTATTCCACGCGACATTTTGCTGGACGCCATGCGGTTCACGGAGGTCACCCTGCAACACCCATGTCCCGCCGACCTTGAGCCAAAGCGTCCACTCCGGCGAATTGGTTCTCAGCGCATAGTCGCCATTGTTGCCGATGTCCGGGTTCGGCGTCGTGGCGACCGAGTAGATCACTCCTGCTGCATTGATCTTCTGCAGCATGTCACGGACCCAGGATTGAGTGATCGCTGGATCATATCGCTCCCATGAGTTCTTCAAGATCATATAGGGAGCGCTTGCGGCAGTGGTCCCAGCCCACGGGGCTTTCAGCGTAATGACCGTCAGACCAGTATCGACACTCAGGATGAACGCCTGAGTTGTTCCAACCTGCAACGTGTCGCCATCGATCACATCGTTCCAGATGACGCCTGCGCCTGTGACGGTTACTGATCCATTAGTAACCGTCACAGTTCCAGTATTGTATATTTGTCCGAGTGCCATCAGCCCAAAATCTCATATTCGCCGCTGAGCCAAAACGTACCAGCACCAGTGAAGGTGCCATTGTAATACCAGAAGATCGACTGGGTTGAACTGGCATACATCAGACCTGTGAGATCAGCAGCGCCGCCGGTCATGCCATGGAATGGCGTATAGTCCGCCGCCGGGAACGGCAAGTAAAATCTTATCCAGGCTCCAGCCGATCCAACGTTGGTGATGTCGAGTTGGTATCGCCACTTGCATGTCTTTCCAACCAGGGCATAGTAAAAATCATTTCTGCCGATTGCGCCAATTGCTCCCACGCCAGAATCAACCGGCGGATGATACAGAGTCCAGGATGGCCGAAAGAAATTAGGATTGACCTGGATATTTGTTCCAGATGCGACGTTATTTATATTAGTCACGTTGCCATAATAGTCATTGCCCTCGACATAGACGTAGGCGGTGCTGCCCTCGAAGTGCAATCCTTCACCGTTTTGACCATACCCGCCGCACGGTCCGATCCTGTTCGAAGTAATCCTCGTTCCTCCATTGCCGAATGGAGATGCCGACACGTTGGAGAGAAAGACACCATAACCATTGCCACCCATGCTGCAATTGTTGATGCCAACGTTATGAATACCGTTGCCGGAGACGATGACTCCGGAATGCGTATTCCCCATCATTTGGCAATTGTTGAATGTTACTCCCTCAATGAGAGACGGCGCAGTCGCAACGAGCGCAACACCATGTTGCGATCCACTCATAATGTTGCAATCAGTAAATGTGCTGCGGCCAACAGCACCACTGCCGCCGGGAGCGGCGTAGATATTAACTAGATTACCATATTCAAACGTGCATCCCTGAACCGTGACACGATTGACATTCTGGCCTGATCCAGGATCAAACAGCATGCAATAGTGCGCGTGATTAAAAACGCAGTCAGTGATACTAGTTTTATCAGGATTGTGCCGAAGCAGTATCTGCGCGTATGGCAACGGTGTTGCTGGACCGTCGCAATAGACCTTGTCAATGAAGATAGTGCCTTGGGCATTGATCAGCACGATGCCGTAACCATTCCCCACAGTGCTATCGATAGTCCCGTCCTTGATAGTGAGGTAGTAGCCCGCGTTGTCGATCTGAATGCCAATCCATGCCTGAGCAATAAGAAAATCCTGGATCGTGATGGCATTGCCAGTGGTCAAGATATTGATGCCGCCAGTGCGTGCTACCGAGTTGATACATCCAATATCCCGGAAATATTGAAAGCCCTGTAAATTAAATTGATGGTTGGTGGCATGCGTCATCTTGATGAACGAGCGGCGGGCACCGTCACCATAAATGTTCACTCCGGACGGTACGGTGATCACGTTAGAGTGCCGATACACGCCATGCGGTAAATAAGCATTAAGCCCCATCGCCGCGCAGTAGTTCATCCAATTGTTGAATGCCGTTTGATTGTCGGTGCTGTCGTCGCGCCTCGCTCCAACCGACAGCGCGCTAAGATACGGCTTGTTGCAGTATTCCCACCACGCGCCATCCGCCGATTGAAAGCCAAAATAACCAGCAGGCAGTCCGCCAGGCTTCCTCACGAACTCAATCCGCTCGCTATCGCCGATAGAATAGTATCCAGCGATGTTGATCATCTGGATCGACGGTGCAATGGTCGCGGCTTGTGCCAGCGCCATCGTATCGTAGGACGATGTTGGCGGTGCCGAGCCTCCCGATGGCGGGGCCTGCACCACCCAGACCCCAGAAGCCTTCAGCCACACCGTCCAAGGCGAACTAGTCCTTAGTGCGTAATCACCTTCATCACCGACAGCAGGATCAGGGACCTCGCCTGGAGCGACTGCATAAAACACCCCAGCATCTTCTAACTTAAGCATAAACTCACGCAGCATCACTTGGGTGATCGAAACAACGTATCGTTCCCAAGACATCTTCAGGATCAAATACGTTGCGCCCGTTGCCGTCGTTCCAGCCCAAGGCGCAGCGAGCGTAATCACTGTGAAGGTTGCATCAACGCTCGACACGATAGAGACATATGGTCCGACCTGAATGAAATCACCGATCAAAACATCTGACCAGATCACACCAGAACCGGTGACGGTCGTGGAACCATTGGTAACGGTCACCGTCCCGACATTATAGAATTGCCCGAGCGCCATTCTATTTCTTCCTCACTCGGTCTTTGAGAGCCATCGCCATATCTATTCCATCCGGACGATCCGGCCACGCATTAATCTGCTCAATGTGACTCAATCCCTGTTTCGATAGATCGCGGAGCTTCTGGCGGTATTCTGTCCAGGCGTCACTTTGTTCATTGGTCAATCGTCCCGGAGCGAACATTGAATCTGTCGCGTTGAGCTCTTGAAAGATGGTCACCTTCACCTCATGCTCAGACGGAAGCTGTGCGGCGTATTTCTCTTCGTCAGTCATCTCAACAACTGCGCCATCCACGACCTTGTGCTTCATATGGCTAAGCCCTTCGAATGGCTCTTCAAGGTCAATGTAGTCCTGACCCTCCCTAGTCGTTGGTGTATTGCTGAACTCCCAACCATTGACCTTTCCAGTAGCGGGATTATAAAATACGCGGAAATTATTCATCGTTTCATAATCTCAACTGTTAGAAGCTTTGTGTTGATTGATATGCCACCATAGTTGGTAAATACCGCGAGTTGCGCAGTGGTAGTTTGCGGCCCTCCACTTCCTGTCAGAGGAAGAGCATAAGCAAAAATTAGTGGCACAAGAAGATTTGTGCTTTGGTAGACGCCTTGGCCCTCGACTAAGGCACCATTAATATACAGTTGACCTCCTACTCCTGCGGATACAGGAGAGGTGTAATCGAACCACCCGTTGATGACAGCATAATATTGGTATCCAGGCTCCAATGTGACGGTGTTGTTAATCGTCAATACAACCGCGAGACCAACAATACCAGAAACAGGATTAGGGTCAAAAGCTATTCCTGGTGCTGTGATCGCAGCGCCAGCGATCTTGAATGTTTGGACCGACAAGTCTTGAATCTTCGCCGTGGTGATCGCAGCGTCTTGAATATTTGCCGACATGATCGCGGCATCAGCAATAATTGCGCTGGCCGCGGTGATGGTATGGGTGACCATCTTCAGCGCGGAAATAGAACCATCAATATACATGTCGCCGCGCAGCGCGACCTTGGCGGCACCATTGACGTTGCCGATCTGGAATACCGTAGTCGGCGCACCGCCACCAACGCCAGGGAACGCTACCCGGAATATGTCACCAACAAATGTCCAGCTCGCAGTGGTGCCGTCGTTCAATGCCTTGAGGCTTGAGACGTAGCCATTGACATCGAGCGTTACCGAATAGCCTGCCGCTGCGACTTTGCCAGAGACGCTGGCAATCGCAGTTGAGTTGGTCGTGACGCTCGCGGATAGTCCAGCAACCTGTGCGCTTGTAGTAATGCTATAACTCGCGAACGAACTCTCAAGAGTGCCAAACGCCACACCATTGATCTCGACTTGCGCTCCAAGAGCATTGATCTCCTCGTGCAGTACCTCCTTTGTTCCTTGGTTGTCGAGCCAGTTCTGTGCGTCCTGGTCCGCTGCAGCAGCGGCAATCTTTTGTTCAATCGCAGCGAGCTTATCGCTAGCATCAGTAAACTGCTTTGTGACGAGGTTGCGAAGCTCCTCCGAGAAATGTGCCAAGACAGTTCGCACATCAGGCGTCGTAACAGGCAGCCAAGCGGACCAGGCGGAAGGATAACCATTCTGGCTTTCAAATTTGGCGCGGACCTCGTAATTGGTCCCTGGATTTAATCCACCAGCGATAATAACATAGCCACCAGTGACATTGGACGTGCTACCAGACATCAATGTCGATGAAGGATCAGATGCTAGCCGTACCTGCCACAGGAGATTGATCGAGTCAGCATCGACCGGATCAGTCCAAGTCAGCTTGATTGCTGGCTCACTAGTGGTATTAGCGCCGAGATAGACGAAAGCAACAACGACAAAGTTGCGAACAATCTTCGCTCCCGGTTCACGCATAACAATCTGCATGTCAACCGGAGGGATCTCAAGCGTCGTAGACCAATCATAGTCGGCAGGATCAACCTCAGTGCATGATACTGTGACGTTTAGATTTGAGTCATAGTCAACTGAATCAATTTCAAACAGTTTGGTTGTGTAGCCGTTGCGGACGCTGTTCCATTCAAACACATCGCCCGGCTCAAGCAAAGTAGCGATAGGCGGTAGCGGGATAATATGCTTGCGCTCGCGGCGAACTCTCTGTAACAAATTCACCTGCAACCGTTGTATCTGCGTCTCAGACTGAACCATTCCTGAAACCAGATCAGCGGGAAGCCTACGACCATCTTCCAATTCCATCGCCGCATCTGAGCGTGGCGGCGGTATCTTCTCGACCCAGCCATCCGCTGGCGACGTGAATTTGGCGGTGACGTAATTGACTCGCTCGGCTAACGGTAGCACCACGTTAAATGTATCTGATTTATTAGCCAGCAAATCGCCGTCTGTGAATGTAAGAGATGGAACGCCAGGAGCACCGATATATAACTTGAAGACGCCGCCAATCTCAGTAAGCCGTCCACCGCAAGCCTTCAATAATGCCTTACAAGCTTCAAGAGGCTCAACATCAATAGCTATTTCGCCGCCTGCCCTAAATTGTGGCTCTGTGCCACTAGACGCCAGAGGTATCGACACATCGCATTCATTCATCGCCGCAAACCAAACATCAAGCGGCAATTGATATGCTTGCGTCCCTTCTAGGCCATAGAAAATCTTGCCACCGTAATAGATACCACGCAAGATGTTATAGCAAATCACCGCAGGATTAGCACTGAACTCATATGTAGCAATATTACCCCAAGAATGAGAGCCTGAACCTCCAACGGTAGTGTCCTTACGTGGATCATAAAGCTTCGCTCCATCAACGACCCAAGTCCATTGTAACGGGCTTTGTATCTTCTCGCCATCATAAATTGAATGGATGCGGACATAGCATACGCCAGTACCAATACTACCATCATTCCAAGGATAATCAGGATCACTAGCAAATATGCCAGAGGCAAATGAATCAGCAACCGTCTGATTACCATCTAGAAAGCGCACTCGCAATTTGCCACCATAATCGGTCAATGGACCTGCGGTGTATGCGCCGTTCTGATCTGTGCTACCATAAGTTGGCAATCCAAACTTATTAAAATATTCATCGGGCGTAAGCACGCCTATACTGTCTGTGTAGCCTTCAGCCCATGCACCTTCATCCGTGCCTATTGATTTGAATGCAACTGGTAGACCAGCAACAAATGCACCCGCTAACCTCGTACATGGATAATCAGCAAGCGAAATAATCTCAACCAAGTCGGAATTGTCCACACCATCAGTATTGCCATAAGTATTTGTATAGACCCTTGAGCCTGCGACCACTGCTCGTCCAAAAATAATAGAATACGGAATGTCAGAATCAGCCTTAATGTTTAATTCAGCCCCACCAACATCTTGATTGGCCGCCTCTTGAGGTGTCTCTGGCGGCTTCTTAGCAAGCAATTTGCTAGCGACATAACTGACACCAAAACTAACTGCTATGCCAATACCATAGGCGATTATGTTCGCAGCAAGAAGCGATCCTCCAACAATAGGCAAGATGAACGGCACGAGGAATGCGGCTTCTGCTGGGGACATCCCAAACAGATACAACCAGAGAATAAGAGCGAAAAGAATCATTCAACAACTCGGAAGGCGCGCGAAGCCTTCGTCAACGGTTGCATTCCAACGCCAGATTGCGTCCTTGCTATAATTTGTGGTCCAAATACAACGCCAAGCGTCTCGGTCCCATCTTCATTCGGAATGAACGCCCAATCTCCAGACTTAGCCATGGCAACAGGAATTTCCGGGAACATCGCCGCAGCCCCATCACCAAGTGTAGTCCATTCATTGTCTTTCATAATCTTGTTAGCACCTTCTTGACTATCGTAATTGCCTCGGATGCCTTTGCTCTTGTCCTTGCCTGTTAGAAGCAAAGCCATATCAGCGACGAACAAGAAACAATCAGTCTTTCCCCATTCAAAGGGAATAGACCGCTGGCGAAGATACTCTTCATGAATGACGCGACGGACATTGATCATCCAGTAGGTGCCTTCTTGCCGAAATAAAGCGCCTGTTGCGCTTGTCCTGATGTGTAGTCATAAAACATATCATTTGCATATCGTTGCTTGAGCGATCCTGATGATCGTGTTTCAGTGCGTCGTATTGTAAGAGCACGGGCGATTGATTCGCATGTTAGTGTAATATTGCTAGCCCCTCCAGCTTCACCGGTATGTATTTCAACACCATCTACAATGCCAATGAACCTTTGAATAAGCGGCGCCAAAATCGTATCTGTCGCCATGTCCCATATGCCGAGCGAAACGGTGACTGGTCGTTGCGAGACTTGATAGCCACGCACCAACGCAACAGACTCAGCGGCAATACCGGAGATTACAATAGTCAATCCAGGAATTGATAAGTCTGATTTTGCCGAAAGCGTAGCGACTTGAATAACATTGCCTGAACCATAATACGACCGACCGCTAACCGTGATGATACCTACGTCATCCCAGAACCCAACTTGATGCGGGGTAAATCCGTCATTAAGCGTAGCATCAAACCAAATGAAAATGCGACGCTTTACACGCCGCGATTGTAACGCTATCTGTTGTGCTGCTGTTAGTGCTAACACATAAACCTCACAGAGTTTGGATTGCCTTGAATGAGATTGAACCAACAGAAGCATTTATGTTTTCAGAATAGCTCTCCGGCAAGACGATCATTCGCGCAGAAGCCCGGAACACAGTAACAGTCGCCCCACCAGCAAAACCGGATCGAACCGCAGGACGCACTTCAATTGTTAAAGAGCCACCGCCAGAAGCTGTGCCACCTTCACTAACCCGATGTAAAGCCCTTACAGTCGTACCGCTGGTATAATCAAATGACAGATAATCTCCCGGCGATAAGATAAAACCGGCAGGCAAGCTGCCAAGAACAATGGTATATGGAAGCGTTACAGACGTCAATGTGCACGTGCCGGTAAATCCTCCAAGGAAACCAGTATTTGCGTAGGCTAATGGATATTGTCGGTATTGATCGTAGCCATAGAACTCTTGTATTGAAGACAATGTATCAAACCAAGCGCGCGCAACCCCCATCTTGGTAGCGTCCATTGCCTCAGATCGCCATTCTCCAAGCCATAGATTTGGACCAATATCAAGAGCAATCTGCCGACCGGATCGTAATGGTGATATTTCCAGCATCGGCTTCAAGGTAAATGTAAGACCAGAAAGACGGTCACTTAGCTCAGATGGTATTGCCCTTGGGAAGGTAATAGCCATTATACACCTCCCACCCTGCGGCTTTTGGCGTCTTGCATAGTCCGGATCACGATGCTTGGTATCTCCCTTTGCCGCGCCGCAATACGTTCATCAATCATTGCGACAGTTTTCTCGGATGCGTCCCCCTGGATGATGATATTGGTACCGCCGATATTTACTCCACCGCCGCGGCCATAGCTTTGTGTCTCCTCGCGACTAAGCACCCTCTCGCCAGGATGGGCTATGATCGGCACCCCATCGTCCGTGATCATACCGCCACTGGCAAAGTGCGGGGCATTATCAAAGTATGCCGGATGGACCCATGTTGGTGTGCCTCTATCTCTTCCGACCAAGCCGCCTCTTCTGAAGGCTCCCTCAATATTCAAGTTCCATGTATCATTAAACGATGGACTTGGATCCAACTTGGCATCTAATGGACTGAATGCGCCTTCGCTCATAACCGTGACGCCTTTATCGCCGCCACCTCCTCCACCACCTAACAATTTTCCTAGTGCTCCTACTCCTGCGCCACCTCCTGCTGCTCCAGCAGCACCAGTAATAAGACTACCGATACCACCACCACCGCCAATTCCAGTCAGCGCGGCTTTCAACGCCAGAGCGATAGGCTGAAGGATCAGCATCTGATTCATCATGCTTAGTAACGTGCGGATAGTCTGCAATCCAAATTCCTTCATAGCCTCGCTGGCGGACTTGGTACCCATCTGGAAATCAAGCAAAGCGTTATTCATGTTACTGAGGCCGACAATAGCCACTTGATCAAGTTGCTTATTCAAATTAGCCGTCTCATTGATAAAGCTTTGCAGATGCGGCAAGCTTGATCCATAGACCTTCGCGGCTTCTGCCGCCTCCTTGGCGTGACGGGCATAATTGCTCATACTTGTATTGGCTTCTTGCTGCGTAAGATGCCCCTTCATAACTTCAATATTTAATTCTTTTTGCTTTTGAATCATAAGCTCATCAGCAGTAACAATACCATTTGCAGCACGAACCTGTAGAATGGTATTAGATCGGGTTGCCTCTTCAACGGCCTTTGTCTCTTCAAGTATGTTCTTCGCCTGCCTTGAAGTTATCCCAGCGCCAGCTTCGCGATTAGCCTTCTCAATCTCAAGACGTTTCAATTTAACAATATCAGTGATCTTGGCCTCTTCGCCAAGTAGATTAATACGTGCTTGTAGGGCAGACATTGCCTCGTTTGACTTAAATGCAGCAAGAGCACGGTCAGCGTATACCCGGAATGATTCCCCATTCTTTGCTACTGCTGCGTCTAGCTCTTTGACTTTGAGCGCAAGACGCTCTGCTGGCGTTGCAGCATCACCAAGCACTTCCATCCATTTCTTAGTTTCATTGTATGCCCGGATGGCGGCTTTCCTCGCCTCCTCTAAAGTTTTCTCTGGAGTGGCTACTGGAAAGACCGTGATTGCTACTGGTGATCGCGTTCCTCCACGAGTTTGCGTCTCATCCGTCGATTGCGCAGCTATCTTTGCAATAGACGTAGCAGCAGATAATAATTTCTCAGAAGCCCAATTAAGCAATTCCAAAACCTTCCCGGAAAAAATCTGAATGATTGCTGTACGAGCTGCGGCCATGTTCTTGGTAATGCTGTCCCCAAGGTCATCGAATTTTTTGGCGTTTTGCTCAGTGATATTCTGCAACATGTTCAGATCAGACGTGAGCTTGCCAAGACCGCCACCCTCTTGCGACGCTCCAAGCAAGCGAGAGATGCCGCCGCCACCTCGACCAAAGATTTGTCGAGACAGAACCAACGCCTGTTCCTGCGAACCAGCTTTGGCCGCCTTAGCTACCAAGTCCCAAGCTTCAGCAAGATCAGTCGTCTCAGAGATTTGTTTAGCGATAGCTGGATTCATCAACAGAAGCTGCTCGTAAACTGGACCTGTTGCCTCCTTAACATTGTCCATCTCAAATGAGAATTTTTCTAATCCCTTTGAGACAGAATTAGCAGACACGCCAACCTCAGCACCAGCCTTCTGCAAAGCTTGAATTTGCGTCGTTGTAAACGTAGTGGTCTCAGCAAAGTCTCTTAACTCACCTGCCTTGTTTGCCATTTCAAGTGCGGCCTCTGCGGCTTTATGAAAGGCAAAAGCAAGAACGCCAAGTGTACCAGCAATAGCCACTCCTGCTACGCCGAATGATCGTAAGGCGGTTGTTATAATTCCAAAGCTACCACTAGCCAATGTGTTTTGCGCAACGACCTGCGTCATAGCATTCTTGACGGCAGTGATCTGAGTGGCGTGTCGTTCCATGCCGCCAGACGTTGTCCTTGCGCGAATATCCATCTCATGTAATTTAACTTCAGTGTTTTGTGCCTCCTTGTTGAACGCCTTGAGTGAAGCTGTCCCTTTATCCAAAGGGGCAGAGTCAACGGCAAATCCAAGCTCAGCAACAGTAGCCGCCATGTGGTTCTCACTTCAAGAGATTATCGAACAAATCCGGAGTCATGTCCTTTGGAATGACTTCTTCTGTCTTGTTACCATTCGTCCATGACACGTAATAGCTATCTAGCCGCCGAATGACAAGAAGCTCAAACGGACTAAGTTGTACGTGATTGAGTTTTTGCCAAGCAAGATACTCGCTCGATTTGACAAAACTAACTGGATCGAAATCTCTGTCTCTGCTGATAGACAGAAACCAATACCACAGATAGCTCAACTCTGGAGGCTCGTCAGTATTTGGACTAGCAAACTGAGCCCGACCGAAATCAATTAGCTTTTCGGCAAGGCTTTCGAAAAATTTGCTCTTGCTCCACAAAAATCGTTGCCTTGCTCGAACAACCAACGATGGTTGTTGTAAGCAACCCGGTATTCATCCGGCTTATTCTGCGCTGGTGTCCCATCTGACAGTGGGATGTCCCATTCCTTGGTCGCTACAACAAGCAACTCGATTGCATCCTTATCCAATGCAGAGGCGAGTTGCGGTGATCTAGTCCGCATCATCGTTAGTGCCCGTCTATCTGCTTGCTGACGGGACACTCGCACGATCCGCTCAGAGTCAGAACCATAATAGGTAATGGTCCACGGTCGCCCATCGGGCCACCGCAGTACCTCACCATCAATATAGCTGCGCACTTCCATAGTGGCTCCTTCTTCAGAGCCAACTGTGGTATCAAAAGAGTCAAGTCCAAGGCTTCGATTACTCACAGGGTTACTCCTGGTGTTTGGATGCGAAGGCTCAGAACCGTCGTTGACTTTGCTAAGCCAAGAAGGTTCACCGTCTCACCCGAGGTGATCATATCTGCTTGCGGTTGAATACCACCTGGCGTCTCCGACAGGTAGTAAGGCGAACCAGCGACAAGCGTTGCACCGATCGTGACATCGCCGGAAACAGCAACCTCAATAGTCTGTCCCGTGCCAGCGCTATTGAGAGCGATGCCGCCTGGTGTCTTAGACTCAGCCGTTGCACCATTGTTGTCGGCAAGTTTCCACTGACCCGTGGCTGCTTCCCGGTAGACAACTTGTCCTGCTGTGACAGAAGCACCAGCAATGCCGCCTTGAGTTGAAGCGTTGCCCGCAGCAACGACGTTGGCCGGTGTTATGGTGAGATCAACCATTTGACGAACTCCATGAGTTGGACGAAAGAAGGATAAAGATGAAGCGCGACGATCATGTCGCGGCAACACGAACAACGTTAGAGTTGATCTCCAACGTAGCATTAACCTCGCGAATGGTATTAGCACCACCGCCTTGATCTTGCGCAGTCATAGCCAGGGCGATGAAGTATCTTTTTGACGGAGCGCCAGCCGCTATCTGATCGTTCAGATCGATGCGGAAGGCATAATTGTTCTTGTTGTTCGGTTGCGATGCCGCCAGAAGAGCGATCTGTCCGGGATCAGTCGGTTGCGACGCAAATACGTTCTGCATCGTGCCAGCGTTTGCCGTGCCCTTCTGCTTGATGTCACGGCCACGATTAATGATGGCGGTTGTGATGGCTTGCGCCGCGTCACCAATAGCGCCCATCGTAGACCAACCGTCAATTTCGGTCCAGACCTGCGACGTGAAATCAGATTCAATGAAGTCAGTAGGCTTATCGGCGAGCACACCGCCGATGAAGATATGGCAACCTGCGACTGGATAGAGAGCCATCTAGTTTTCTCCTTCAAAGATGATTTTAAGCGGTGGGTCTTGCGTAGCAACGGTACAGAAGGCGCACTGGAATGATCCACCATGAACCATCTGTAAACCCTTGAGTGACTTGTGGAGACTCATATAGCGTTACCACGAAGTCATCATCGATGATTGTGGTTCCACGTTTGAAGTAAGCAGCAACGTCCGCAGCGATCCGCCTTGGCTCTGTGTCGCTACCCCTGATGCCGCAGAAGACATCAAGTTGAAAGATACCATAGTGTTGTTGATAAGAATTATAAGGAATACCCAACGCGAACGATGGCGCTGGAATAAAAGAAGCCCGCAGATATTTTGCCGTTGGTGTTGGCGTCGGTGGCGTGAAGTCCTTGTTAGGCTCAGCCAACGGGAGACTGACTGAAGTGGCAAAGGCTCGTGCTTGTACGAGCAACCCTTCCTCAATTGCCACTTCTGCTACGTCATCAACCATTTGATCTCTCTGCAACACGGTTCTTTAATTCATTGACGACTTGATTCACCGTCTGTGGCCATTGTATTACAGCTTGACCGACATATGCCCGCGGCGCCATCTTGGATGTTCCATATTCCACAAACCCAGCGTAGCTTGCGGTGTAACCGACATAGATCGTTTGACCGATCTTGGCGCCAGCAATAGCGAGCGTAACGTCTCCAGGCAAGGCCGTCCTGCGCCGCCGCGAACCGCCACCACTAGATTTTTCCGAACTGATACGCGGCATCTCACTAACAGACGCTTGAACGGAAGCCCGGAGAAAACCCGTATCAACGGGAACTAGGCTTTGTGCTATTGATATTGTACGTCTTGTACTCTCGCGAAACACGGCATTCATGCGCTGCTCTGTTGCACGAACCCAATCGTCAATTTGCGCACCAAATGAAAGTTTATTGGCCACCGAAAAACTTCTCCATCAATATGTGGATCAATACTAGGACCGCCCCAGAAAGAACGACCACTGAGGCTGTTATGAATATGAACCACATCCATTCTGGCATTGCATCATTTGACTCCAGCAAGGAAGTCAACCACAGGTTCGCGCCAACATCGACAATTGATTACCTCGTCTGCCGGTCCATTTGGATCACCGGGATACATTAGCGCAACTCCATTGCCGGTTATAAATGGTTCATCTTGTTTAACGACTTGGCCATCCATAACCCGATGAGAGTCACGGGTACGATCATCGTGCGTCGCATGCCACATATATTCAACATTTTCTTTTTCAATAGCGCCCTGCGAGATACCTTGTCGCATCGCCTCATCCTGCGATTGATGCAAGGCGGCCATTGATTCGGTCCGTGCTATCGCTTCTGCGCGAAACTTCAATGCGCGGTTTTTGTAAGACGTAACCATCTTCTCCCGCAGCTCAGCAGGCACTGGCGCACCTTCCTCTGCCGCACGTCTCACTGCTCCATCAAACCTTTTGTCTCTGAGCGTACGGTTGAGCGCTGCCCCTGGCGCATCTGAGGCAAGTTCGTCCCGGTAATTGCGAACCCATTCCGCTTGCGACGAAGTGAGTCCCAATGTGCCGCCCTCACGGCGTCCAGACGCGCCAATACGTCCAACGAGATCGAGTGACGCAGTGCGCGGGTTGAGTCCTTTAGCCATCCCATCTGTTAGATGCTCCCGGATCATATTGCGCTGATCTTCAAGTATCTCTGTGATTGACTTAGATGAATGTGCGCTAAGCCATTGCTCTGCGCTTTGATTGCGAACGGAAAATTGAATGACGGTCCTGAAGCCTTGTGGGTTCCTCGTGACAGGAATAAGTCTAGCTGTGGCGTTGCCTCCTGCTTCAAAGGCATTACCAATAGTCGCATCCCATTTGCGAAATTGCACGGGATCAAGACCAACAGCACTAACAGCACCAGCAACATCGCCACTCTCAAGCATCCTAGCAATCTGCTGGATGTCAGCTCCCTTTCGCATATTCTGGACGGCATCATTGAATGCCTTTTGTAATTCGACATCCCAATGATCGATCAACCTATCAAAGAGACGATTTGTTCTAGCCTTCGCCATCGGTTTCTTCTTGAGTTGTATCTAACAAATTAGCAAGACGATATTGTAGCATGACGACAGCGCCAAGAATTAAACCAGCATTGCCGATTGTGTTCTCTGAAACGCAGCAATTGATAGCCGAGTTTGGCTTTACATAGGCAATTGCCACTTCAGTTATATCTCCTGCCTTGGCCATCTTGAGAATCATCTCAAGCGTCTCAATCGCTGACTCGCGATCTGAGTCAATACGCTTCTTGAACTTTACAACCTTTGGTTTTTCTCTCACATCCGCCCTCTACATGTCCAGACTGCTGTTGCTGGATCAGTTGATACTTCAAGAACCATAAATTCCTGACCGCCATTTATCGTAACAACATCTCCAACCTTAGGCATGACCGATATGCTACCAGCAAGGATCATGATCTTGCGTTCATTCTCCGCCACAAGGCCATCTGCGCGCAACGACATTGAATATGTTTCAACAAGTGCCTTACAAGAATGAGTCGCTGTTACAAATTCAATTGAATCGCCACTACCAACAACCTCAGTATCCCGTCTTAGGATTGCTGGAAAGAACACGTCAGTGAACGCTTTGTTAATTTGCGAAGCCATAGCGGCAATCGGAGAAGTGGCCATGTTATTTTGTCTTCACTTTGAGTTTGACAGTTTGATCCCAGGTACGTCCGCCTGTCGTCAAGATGCGATTGATCAATTTATAAGTGACACCTTCAGTACCGCCAGATAGCCATATCGTTGTCGTTGTAGCGGTAAAGCTATCGCTGTTCTTGACGAGGCCAACTGGAACGATCCAAGTAGATGTTTGAATTACATCACCGAGTGTACGTCCCGGTTGCGTTGCATTTCCTGCCCAATTGAGACTATAATCGGCAATCTCATCCGGGTCTTTGTTATCCCACTTGCCTGATAATGCCACTGTCGTCTCACTGTTGTTGGATTACAGATGCCGCATCTTCATCAATTAACACAAGTGCCATTCGACTTTCTGCTATTACTAACACACTATGACTTTCAATCATCGGCAAAGCTATGGTACTTTCATCTAGTACATTAGCAACGTGATCGGCCGCAATGTCGCTTGGTACGATGATCTCAGAGAAGATTACACCAGCTTGCGCCGTTGCCGCAGCACCGATCAGGAAGCCCTTAACATCAAACCTAGTTAGATTGCCAGCTGACGCAGTGACGAATGAACCAAGGAGCCTAGCGCCACGCAGAAGGATACCAGCTTGCGCTTGAACTTGTGCGCCTTGAATTGCGAACGCTGATACGCGAGCAAATATCGCACCGGCAGTAACTTGGACTTGTATCCCAGATAACACGGCAGTAATAGCCTGGGATACCGTAAACAATCCAGCGGACGTTGTAGCTTGTACACCAATAAGCGATACGGCTTTTGTAGTCGGTGCTGATAGCGTTCCAGCAAAGGTAGTAACAAACGCGCCTTGTATATTGACACTTATTGTACTTGCCGCAGCCGATGTAATTGTTCCAGCGCTTGCGGCAACCTGTGCGCCAAGAAGCGCGAAGATATCAGAGACGCCAAATGATCCTGGCGATGCCGTAACTTGTGCACCAGTTAGCGCAACGACCTTGGCGACCAGCGCCGCCATCGCGCCAGCTTGCGCAGTAGCCTCAACACCAATAAGCGTAGGCGGTCTTGCGGCAAGAGAAATGATACCTGGCGATGCCGTAACTTGCGCGCCTGGTACCGCAACATTAGCCGTGCTTGCGGTATTTACAACAAGCGAACCAATTTGCGCCGTAACTTGTGCGCCAACGAATGCAAAGACATCGCCAATACCGAATGTACCAGCGGAGGCGGTAGTTTGCGCGCCAGTAAGCGCGACAAGTTTAGCGATTGAAGTTATTAATGTCCCAGCTTGCGCAGTAACAGATGCGCCAGTAAGGACTTTTGTAACAGGCTGCGCAAGGACGCCAGCCGAGATAGTAACTTGAGCTCCGGTCAGCGATACAAAAGTGGTACTGACCGTGGTTGCTGTTATCGTACCCGCAGTCGATGTAACTTGCGCGCCAATCAAAGCGAACGTATCGCTCAACCTAAATACGCCAGCAGTCGTAGCCGCTTGCGCACCAGTAAATGTAACTGCCACGGCTTTGGTAACAGAGAGGAGGCCCGGAGTGGCGGTGGCTTGAGCGCCAACGAGACCAACAGGCTGTACCTTAGCAACCGTCAATATACCAGGAGACGCAGTGCATAATGCGCCAGGTAGCGTTTTGCTAATCGTCTCTCTTATAGAACCAGCAGAAGCTGAAACCTGAATGCCTGGAACTGCAACATTGGTAACTGTCGAAACAGCCGAGACACCTTTCACCTCTACCCACGAGACATAGACCCGCGCCAACACAACAGCGAACTGGAAGGTTCCAGCAGAGAAGGTACAACCCGCTCCAGCCAGATTAGCGGGAGTGAATTTTAAAGTAGTCAGTGTACCGGCAGAAGCAGAACAGGACGCACCAACAAGCGGCTTTGCTTCCGTGATCGCCAGCGATCCTGCCGAAGCAGATGCTTGCGCACCAGTCAGTGAAACAAGTCTAGCGGTCGTTGGAGCTATCGAACCAGCGAACGTAGCTACCTGCGCGCCGGTTAAGAAAACCCGCTGCTGCGCGAGCGATCCAGCCGACGCGGTGACAGACGCGCCAGTTAGATTTACTGAGACAGAGCTAACAGCAATCGACTTGCCGTCCCAGGTGGTATATCCGCTCGCTGGAGGGGCACCTAAGAACGTACCATCAAACTTTGCGTTGAACACCTCACCATTGAGGCGAAGATCAATAGCAAGCGACAACCGGCCACCGCCAAGCGCCGAGATGCTAAAAGTGTTCCAGGCACCATTCTGTGTGATGTTACGAACGGAAACAGTGGCGGCAGAAGTATCAGCAGAGACAGAGTACCAATCACCGGCAGCAATGACCTTGTCGTGTGTTCCTACGTTAGAACCGCCAACATAAACAGGTCTGCCTGAACCAGTCCAGAAACCGATGCTGTTGTTATCCCAACCTAAATAAGCAGCAAGTGGCGTTACCAATGCTGACGCATTCGCGACACCGATAGAACTTGAAGGACCACCACCACCGCCAGTGAATTGTACCTCAGCATAAATCTTGGTAGTGCCGACCGCATTAAGAGTTGAGAATGCCAGCCTGTCAGAGAAGTCGCCAGAAACCATAGTCGCTGTCAAATAATTATTTGACAGAATGATAGTTGGGAACGTGCGATCCGGATTAAAGAACGTAGCAGGATACGCACCCAACGTCCCGGCAGACATCGTCACCGATGCACCGGGCAGATTTACACCGCCAGCTATCGCTTTACCATCCCAAGTGGAATAACCACTCGCGGGAGGCGTCCCTAAAAATGCACCGTCAAAGTTCGCGGTAAACGCATCAAATTGATTAGCAAAGGTGCTAGCAAAACAAATTTCACCACTGGTTATACTAGAAATGGAAACTGTAGCGGACCAGCTTCCAGCACCTGTGATGTTCCTGAATTGAATTGTGCCTGCGATACGATCAACCGCAATACCAATCCAGTCCCCAGTTCCAACCGCTGGCGAAACAGTGATGCCAGCGCTGACGCCATTGTAGTACGCAGTAGCACCATATAGTCCAATTGAATCGGTGCCTTGACCGATAAAACCTGAACCATTTGTGACATCAAAAGTAGTGGTAGCAACGCCAACACCGAAAGTTCCACTCGCTGTATCAAGATGAACCTCAGCATAAACTTTCGTGCTGCCGTGCGTCGGTGTAGAAAGAACGCTCGCTAAAGTCCCTGCAGCATTAGGCCTTGTCGCTGTCAGATAGTTATTTGACAATACGAGGTCTGGAAACTTACGATCTGGATTAAGAATAGTGCCGGCATATCCACGGAACGTCCCAGCGGACATCGTGACCGATGCACCAGCAAGCGCCACGACCGGAATGGACCTGCCGTCCCAGGTGGTGTAGCCGCTGGCTGCCGGAGGTCCACCTAGGAAAGGACCGTTAAAATTTACGTTGAATACTTCGCCTTGATTGAAGGTGGCAATTCCGAGCGATTGCTGAACGCCACTGAGACCAGCATGACCTACTGTCTTCCAGATGCCGTTCTGCGTGATGTTGCGGAAATAACAGCGACCAGAACCAGTATCAACTGCAATGCCGAACCAATCACCCGCAACAGTGTTCGTCTTATCAATCGTCCCGACCTGGGCACCATTGATGAAGATATTGCCAGCGACATATATGCCAACTGAATTATTGTCGGAACCTAAATAATTGGTTAATGCCGCCGAGGCATTTGCGATACCGACCCCATCACCGGAGAGGCCAACACCGCCGCCAGCCATCTGAGCTTCAGCATAAAACTTAGTGGTAGATGCATCATTGAGAATTGAAAGAGACAACCGATAATTAGAGGTCGCTGAAGTTCGAGTTGCCGTCAAGTAATTGTTAGATAGAGTAATGTCCGACAACGCCGTGCGACTTGAATCGAGGTACGCTCCAGAAATAGTCTGAAACGTTCCAGCAGACAGCGTTGCTGATGCGCCAGGAAGATTGACCGTGATCGTAGAAACAACCGAGGTCCCAATCGTGCCTGCCGACATCGTAGCAGACGCGCCAGGAATATTAATAAATGGAGAGATCGAAACCGACAATGCCTGAGCGGACGCAGTGACCTGCGCACCGATCAAGTTTGGCTTGGTCAATACCTCTTGAGCGTCTAAAGCACCGGCGCTTGCCGTGACCGAGATGCCGGGAACATTGACATTGGTCGTTGCCGTTATCGCGCGGATATTATATTCGTTATACTTCAGAGTGCCATTGTCGTTGACAATGTAGCCAACAACATAGTTACTACCGCGCGCATACATACTGCCGCTGGAGCTGCGCGACAGGCCAGCATCTGTGTTAGGAACTGTTCCAGCAAATGCTAATACTGGAGAACCAAACGTCGCGCCATCGTTCGATGATTTAATCGCGTAAAGGTCGCTATCCGATGAATTGCGATAAGCAATAGTTACTTCATCGGTATCAATATCCACGCCGATGCGATGCGGCGTTGAAGCAGCCGCAATACTTTGATTTGCAGTAGTAAGCGTCGGATTATCCGAACTGTCAAAATACACGGTCTGCTGCGCAGCACCGACAGAAACGGTTGCAACAACTTTGGTGGTACCTGACCGGTCGTAGCTAACAGCATCGCAAGGACCACCCCAAGCTCCTTGCGATACCGCCGTATTCATCGTATTGGCGGCTGACAATGTCCTAATACTATTAACTGATGCGGCTGGCTGAAACAAAAAATGGACTCTGTCAGCAGCACCCAAGACTGCTGTCGGAGCTGAAGTATCAATTGCAGTATTGCCATCAACCTGGGTTTCTGTAGACCAAGTGTTGACCGCTGTGCGGCGACGATAATAAATGCGGGCACGGAACGTGCCTGAAGTCTTGGTCTGCAAACCATTATAGAACGCAACGACCTCGCCGTTACCGCGAACAACAAGCGAAGCATTAGCATTAGCGCCAGAAATTTGACCAGCTACAGAACCCGCTGCTGAGACCGTTTCCACAGTAGCAAGAAAAGTATCTGTTAGCGCATCAAATGAAAGATACTTGACCGCTTGAGACGTTGACGCCGTGCCGTCTTGCACCAGCAAATGAACCGTATAGCCAACCTGATACGCATCAACCCTCAGGATCGCGGTAGTGAAGCCGGTCTTGGTAGTAACACTCGCCCACGATGTATCCGGCGCGGTGGCCTTGAACGCCTGCAGCGTCGTACCAGTCGTACCATCGCGGCCAAAGAAGTAATATTGATCTGAAGCGACCGTGACAGCCTTGTAATAAGTGATCGCATAGTCGAATGGCGCGGCACTCTGACCAGCTAGATTGGCAACGGTGTTGCTGCTGCCATCAAGCGGCGTATAAGCCAGACCGCCGGTAATGTCGTTGACTGCATTGCCGACAAAACGAACACTATTCGCAGCACCAGAAGTAAGGATATAAAACACAAGCGCGTACTGAGTTAAATTTGTCAGCGCAACCGGAGTAGCGAAATGAAACGAAATAGTAGTATTGCCGCCATTTGCAGTTAAGGTGCCTGAGACTAAATCACTGGTCCCCAACACTGTACCAGTAGGAGCACCGACCGATAAGCTTGCGTGGTCCCTGAGCTCAACGTAACAATTTGCAATAGGAACGGCGGGAAGGCCAGTCCCCGCCAGTATGATTGAAACATCACTTAAACTATAACCAGGCGATGGCGTAAATGTCTGAGCCGCGATGTGTGAAGTAAATGCACCAGCCGTCACGTTGTTAGTTGTGGTCGTTACTCCACTTTGACCAACCGCGCTATAAGTCCCAGCCGCCACCTTGAATGGCCCGGCTGGCGCAACCGCCGTCGAGATACCAGTGATGGTGACGGGCAGTGCCATCAGCCCTGCTCGATCAGTTCGCGACCCCGCTCAAAGATGCCCTTGGGCACCACACCATTCTTCACTGCCAGTTTCCTGCCTGCTCGGTCGCTGTTACGGAACATTTCTCGGCAATCATATTGACGACATTCGTAGGGCGCACGCTCGTGAATCGAGCAACCACGTTCATTGAGGTAACAACAATCTCCGTTCGGCAGTCGGTCGAGGATCGTGATGGGCTCTTTGTCCAGCCCGTCGCGGTACCATTTCGCGGTATTATATTGGCTGGCATCATCGCCCATCTCCGGACGTATCACGGTCATCATCCGGCAGCACAGCTTGCAGGAACCACACGGGACAACATTGCGGTTCATGATACTGCGCCGGTCCAAACCCAGCCGGTGCTGGAACCATGATTAGCCGTCAAAGCGTTCCACTGTGCGGCGTTACCGTAAAAGTCAAAAAGTGGAGTCCCATAGGCGCTATGCGATGTTGTTGGATTGACCAGAACGCCCGTCGTAGGATTACAGAAATTATTCTGAACGGTTGAATTACCAACATCAGCAGTAACGCCAGTCCACATCGCAGCCCGATACATGAGGCCATTGAACGGGAATATACCTTCACGCGAGCCTATCGCAAATGAAGAACCTCCAGCCGTGAACTCAAAATCAAGCGTACTACCTGAAGTATCATCGACACCGTCATTGACCCATGCACCAGAACCCTCACGCCACACGCGTATCTTCGACGTGCCATCAGCATCGAGTGAGATAAGAATGTTAGCTCGCTCAGCGCCAATCACCGTAGTGTTATTCATAATAATTGGAGCAGCGGCAGCGGTATCCCGCCAGATAGTGCTGAGTGAACCCGATAGTGCTGGATGTCGGCAAGTGCCACTGGTACCACCTAACTGTGATATTAGATAATTAGGGTCTGCGCCAACAACAGAAGCAAAATCAACGCTTATGAAAATCAACGCCGTTCTGCCATCAGTCGGAGCAAGCTGCGTGCTCTTAGTCAACCAAGTGCTTCCATTAAACGTCACGCCATTCTCGGTGAACTCTGCTCCTGTAATGCTGAATGAACCAGCATAGGCTCTGGCTTGAACGCCACGCAGACCGCCAGTCGGCCAAAGCGGCTCAGCCACGTCATAGAACAATTTTGTCCAGTTGGTCGTATCACCCCATTTGACGTAATCATAATTTGAAGAGTTCCAGATCGGCGGGGCTGGTGGACGAACTTGCCCTTCCTCATCAATCCATCGCTTCAGGTACACAAAGAACGAATCATAACCCCAACGTCCAACTTCACTAGCCAGAACCAAGGCGATTGCTAATCCTGAACAGCTCTGCGAACCGATGATCTGATAAGTAGCCGAATTGTGATGTTGATAAGCACTACCGCTAGCAGGAGCAGGCGAGAATGCCGAGCCTCTGCGAACTTGGTAATAACTTGTATTGTCTGGCTGCGTCGTCCACGGAGCAGTGACCGTTGCGACCTTGGTACTGGAGTTCCAGCCTGATGAAGCCACCGTCCGCATCTGTCCTTCACCCGTCCCGGACCAGATGAAGATATGATCACCAGCTATGATGCTGGGCGATTTGTCGGCTTGCAGAGTAATGGTCGATGTACCACCCGTCTGCGCCTTGCCACCGCCGTCAGTGAACGCTTGAAACGGAGCAACGAGCAACTGCTTAGTTGTGTCGTTATAATGAATCATCTCGGCCTGTTGTCCGGAACCAGTGCCGCCGGTGATCTCCATGTTGTAAAAAAGCGAAGGGTTTCCGCTATCAGCGTTAAGTGAAGCTGCAAGCTGGATCGAATCAGCCGTCCCGCCCTGAGCTATACCATAGCCCTTAACTATTCCTGTCGGATCGGTAAGGCCATAAACAACATCCCGTGTCTCATGGTTATCGGGATAAGTCTTTGGCGTTCCCAATGTCGGATTAGCCCTGGAGCCATACAGGTCTTCATGGGCGCCATACCAGAAGGCACCATCCTCGTGATAGAACTCTTGGTCAGGATAAATACCTGCAGTGACGTTTCCAGGTTTCACACACATCGCCGGGACATTAAGGAACCGTCCAGCAAAGAATGCCAAGCCCTTCATGCCTGGACCAAAACCACCCAGCGCGATATTGCAAGGCATATTCAGCGCGACATGCGAATAGGCCATCAAGCCATCACGCACGATGCGGTTGATAAGTTCATTTCGGCTTGGGCTATCTGACAACGCCCCAAGAATCATTCTGTTGGTATTTATTGCTTGGTACGCTGGATAGGCAAGTTGCGATCTGACAGGACACCATGACGTGTAGTAAACAATCGGTCCAAATCTTACCAGAGGCCGTTCATGGAATGGGTCAAGCATGTTATACCCGTTCCAGTTTGGCTCCTCGTATCCGACTGGCCGCGTGACCGGCGTGTAAAGGCTATAGTTGATATCGCTAGTGGTGTATGTCGGCTTGCCTGGCGATGCGACATAAAGACCAGTCGGCTTAATCGCATTGGCTGGTGGAGCACTCGCCACTACAGTGATCTCAAGAATGTTATAGCAAGCGTTGTACGCGCCGCCGCTTTGTACATTGTCGCAGCCGCGATAAAGCCAAATTGTCTTTGGACTCCCGTCTGGATAATGATCAATTGTTGCTGGTAAACTTATCGACAAGGCTGCGCTATAGTTACTTCCAGGACCAACATTGCTAACAGGATGCACTCGATCATCCATCCCCTGCAACAAACCTTGGGGATCGACCATGACCTTGCCCTTGTAGGAACCAAGACCCACGTAAGCAAGGTCACCAGTTGGAGCGACGGCTCCAGTCGTATCAATACCAAAGTTCAACAACCTTGCGCCGCCAGAAGGCGCAACAACCCACGGGCTGCCATCGACGTAGACGCCGGTTGTAGGTTTTCCGCTGAATACTGCAGTGATCCCATCACGAGAAACAAACGTGAATGAATCCCATAGATCGCACATCCAACCGTTGCCAGACCCACCGAAGCCCTTTATGTCACGGTGGAACTTGCCACTTCCGACAAAGGTCGAGAAGTCTGTGCTATCGTCGAAGTAACGACCCCAATTTTCCCACATCTTGGGATCGTTTAGATATCTTCTGGCAAACGCTGCAACCGATCCGTTTCCGCCCCAGGAAGCTTCATCTCCCATGATGGCCGAGGCCATGAACAATCCCTGATGGCCGTATTGATTGGCAGCCATATAAGTTCCAAGCCAATTCGGCTCATTTGGATCAAACAGTTGGTTATAAGTGCCCTCACGAGAATTTGGAAAGTCTGGATTCCAGATAATGAATTTGTCTGTAGTATCAGGATTAGCCGAGAAGGCTGAGTTGACTGTTAATACCCTTGTCGTTCCGTTATAAGCGGTGCAAGTTTTCTTCTCATAGCTTCCGTCTATGTAGCCATAGATGGTTCGACCAACGAACATACCATCAACATTAAACAAAGTCGGGTATAACACCTCGTTGACTATCTTAAATGTTGTGGCGTTTGCTGAATTAACTTGAACAAAATCACAGTAATATAATGGCTGATCCTTGTATGGATAAACATCATAGGTCAGACTTGGATAACGCGCCGTTCCATTGCCGCCCTGACCGGCTGAATAATCCTGGAATGCCGTATCCCCGAACAGCGGATAGTCTCCAGTATGCCCAGCAGGCATCGTGTATGCCACTGACGGAGTAGCACACCAGAACGTGCGAGTCTGCTCGCCCCATTTGTAGACGGTTTCACCAAAAAGATTTATCTTGCCAGTGGAAATGCTTGCGGCATTCTTCATACCAGTGTCGTTGAACAACAAGCCGGCAAACCGAATGAGCCAAAGCGGAGTGATAAAAAAACCTGCGCCGCACGAGAACGGTGCAGCACCAACAAACTGAGCTACTGCATAAGCATCAATAGCAATCTGGATGAGACGCTTCAGGAATTTGTCTCGATCAGAAACATCGTGCAACACGTAACAGGCCAACTTGCCCCAGGAACCGCCACGGTCGCGTGGATACCAATTCATATTCATTGCCGGAGACAGCATAGTATAACCGTTACGAGCAGTGCGATGCGGGGTGATAAAGTATTGCAAATCCTCGCATGACTCTTTGCGCATCTGCTCGTACTGAGTCATGAACGGAATGTAACCGCCATCAGCACCGATATAAACCGAGTCATCATCAATGTGCCAAGCGTCAGAAGTAATGCCCTTAGGATTAAAAGGCGAGGTCAGATTTGGCAACAGACTGGTATTCAATTCACTGAAACGTCTGCGGGTCTTTATTGCGCCGTAATAAGCCGGGCGAAATTCATCAGCCCACGGAATGTAGTTGACGACAGTCAAACATGCCATACGCATCAGAGTCTGAACATTTGACGTCTGTAAATTGTATTGCGTATCGTCCATAGAAACAGAAGAGACGAGAGAGTCGCCTGGGTGCAAAACCGAACCATTGGTGTGGGCGTTATAAGATGCGTCATAATCGATGGCGTTAGCATACGGACCATGCGGCAATAAAGTAGTATCGTTCTCAGTCGCCCTTCCGTCATAACCCTGCTTCATGGTCGTAGTGTAGCCATTACCATCCAGCGCCACTTCAACCATCGTGTTGAACGTCGGATTTATCATTCCGCCGTTCTTTGTATTGACTCCTGTTCCGCTTGGAGGAGTGGACATTGTCGGCATCGGCAGTGTCGTGGCCGTGTAGACCCAGACATCGCCGTTGACATAAGTGCCATTGGTCACTGTGCCAGGGAACGTCCAGGACATCCCATTCGGAGCAGTCACCGTCGTCGTCCCACCAACAGCCGGATTGGCCGTGAACTCAAGCTCAAGATTATTGAAATTGGTAATCGCTGCAAGTTGCGGGGCCGTCAATGTTTGCACAACAGTAGTGAATGTTGCAGAAATGCCGGTATGCGTCCAACTGACGATCTCAGTGCTACCCTGCATCAACCGAACGAGCAAATCTGCTACGCCACCAGATCCTGATTTTGCGTAGCGATAGCTGACCGTGACCGGATCGACCAATGTCGTACCGCCAGCAAGATTACCGAGGCTGACTCGGCACGTATCATTAGCGGCTAGCGATGATTGGATATAATCAGCATCATTGATTGATGCCTCATCAATGTACGAGAACAAATTGGCGCCAGCATCCTGTCCAGCCCAAGTGCCATCGCTCACATCAGCATCAGGCCTCATAAATGCATAAATAATGCTGCTTCGATAACCAAAGAATATTTTAAACTGCGACATAACAATTAAGCCGTCGTTGGAATTGCAAGGACAAAGTCAGCCCACTCCTTAGGAGACGTCTGATCAATGCCAACGATGAAGATGTTATCGGCATTCATCTCAGTACTCGTCAGCGCAATCTTGACCGACACTGAACTTGCTGGCTCCACCACAGGCAATGTTGCTAAATTGGTCAATGCTCCTCCGTCTTTTGAAATTTTCCAATCACCAGCTGCTAACGTTGGACTGCTTTTAAATGAACCAGGATTGGCTGGATCAACAAGTGAAATGTATGTAACAAAATCTTCATTCTTGACCGGAGGATTATATGGTGCTGCCATGTTCTATAATCCCAGGTTGAATGACGGTCGCGCGGAATATCCTGCTGCTGGAATAAACACCGGCGATATATTACCAATTGCTCGTACATCATCAGTCCATGAACCAGGCGAGCCAATGACTTCCTCTGTCCAGTAACAGTTGCCATTGAATGCCAAAGCCGCAGCTTGAACGTCGGCATCTATTGTCGCAGTTGTCAAATGTCTTATCTTGCGAGGAATAGAAAAGGCAAAAGCTGGAAGCATAGTGAACCGATACCAACGTCCAGCCGGTAGAAAAAGATGCGAGGCAGTTGAGAATACATTCACCAATGGAACTGGAGCAGAACCACCAAGAGAGCCAGCTTGATTGGTATATGTTCCTAGCGTAGTACCTTTAGGCAAAGAACTGTCCGGATAAATCTTCCAAATGTGACCTTCATTACATGTGACGCCAGAGTCAGGATAACCACCCATACCAACCCAAACAACATCTTCATCTGGCTTAAAGCGCAATCCGCGTTCATTCACATCACCAGTCGTTGTGACCATTTCATCGAGCAATGTGCCGAGCGGATGCAGCAATCCGGCATACTTAACGATCATCATCGTGCCAGTGAATTGATTTGTTGCAGGATTGAATCCAGACGCACTATATGATCCATTAGCCGATGAAGCCAGTGGAGAGCTAACGCCATTGTCCCGGTTCATCGTGACGTAGTTCGTTGCGCCTCCATCTTGATCACCAATAACGAACGAATAAAGCTTGCCGGCTGTAACTGAAATAGACAATCCACTTTTCTTCACCCAACAATTAGCAGTCGTTCCATTAAGTGTGATGGTGAAGGCCGAACCAACCAACGTCCCAGGGACAAATGTGCTAGCCATTCCTTCCCTGATTTGACCATTGATCACTCCGTCCGTTGATCCCCACGTCCCATTGTACGATGCAACGTAAACCCAGACGTCGGTCAGTGTTCCTGTCTCTTGAGCGAGAAACCAACCAGCAAAACAATTGCCAGAAGTGCCATACACAAACGCATTATTGAACGCCATTGTCGTCAAGTTAGGGACGCCATTGATTATCTTGGACGGCGACATCTTGTTGGCGCTACCAGTCCGCAGATCACTCCATCGAGAAAATGCGGCCATGGTTATGCGCTCAATGTTATCGTGTAATTGGCAGCGGCATAATCGGATCGCTCTGTAGCGTTCTGCGAGAGACTAAACAAAGTGTAGCCACGTTGCGTCAACCAACGATGGATCATCGTGAACTGTTCGATGAACGGATGATTGATATCCGTAATGATGTCTTTCACGCTCAGCGTGGTCACTTCCATGTAGACCTTCTGGCCTCCGCCCATGTCAAAGACGGCCTTGCTGCCTTGGAACGTGAGCGGAGGAAGGGAAGGCATTAGGCGATACGCAGGATGGCGTTGGAAGCGTCTGGCGTCGGGAACACGAAGGTCATCGTACCAGCCGACACTGTCTGTGTGCCACCAAAGTCATGCACCGACACCGAGCGATTGATCGCTGAGCCACCGGCATTCGGCGTGATACCTGTCGCATGACCAAGCCGCACCGATGTATTGTAGATAATGCCGGCTGTGCATGAGATGGTCGCCGTCGTAAGAGATGGATCAGGCGAGAAGTCAGTGAATGCCGTGGAACCGGACACCGTTGGTGTCACATTGGTCAGCGCCATGCCGCCTGATGTATAGCCTGTGCCAGATGCCTCGTCCGTACCAACGTTTGTCGCTGTTGGACCTGCCGTACCAGGCGTACCAACGTTAGTTTGCGTGCCGTCGAAGGTTCGCGTTGGCGTCACCTTGATCAAAAGCAACTTGAAGGCATCGCCAGTCATAGCAATAGTGCCGGTTGTCACAGTACCAGTGTGCGCCTTTGAAAGCGTCACCGCAGTACCAGAATCAATCGACGCAATGACAGCACCAGCGGCGATGCCGGTGCCTGTTACAGCCATACCAACGGCCATACCGGCAGTAGTAGCCAGACCAGTGAGGGTGAACTGACCCGACGTGCCCGCGCCAGCCAAGGAGGACAATGGTCCATTGAAACAGTGCGCGGCTTGTAGCATCTCTTGCTTGTCTGACACGCAGACGGCGGTTGTTGCCATAATTTAATTCTCCGATTGAAAGGGCCGAGGTGAAACTGTTACTTCTGAAGATACTTACTTATGTGCGCATGAACGTTAGCAGCGCCATGGTTAGCGCGGGCTTCGCGATAAGCCTTGGCTTCTGGATTGCTAGCGTTCTTGTCGGCATGATAGCTGCGCTCGATGTCCATTGCCGTGGCAAAGTGCGAGCCAATCATACCAGCAAGCACAGCTTGGACTTCCTTCTTGGCGAAATGTTCGCCAAGGTCAACCTCCTTCTCACCTCCGGTATCAGGATCGGGTATTTTGATCTTGCCGACCTTCTTAGCAGCGGCAGCAACCTCAGCAACAACTGCGTCACAGTGTTCCCTTGGATCAATCGGTTCAGCGAGACGCTTCATGCCGCCTCTTTCGATCTTGCCGCGCTCACTGGTTTGTACATTCTCGTGGTGCGGTTGCAAGAGATCAAGAAGCGCCATTTCAAACTTGCGCGCGCCGACAGTGTCCGCGGCGCCAGAACTGAACACAGACTGGATGATTTGTCCAGCGGTGGTAACTGCCCACTTGTCAGCGGGATGCGGGCCACCATTGGTGACCATAATTCCTACTTGCATGATGGCCTCATTTGATTTGAATTGAAAAGGGAAGGAAAGCGGACCGGAGGAAAAGGGTGTAACCTCCGGTCCTAGGTGAGCTGAGGAGTGGAACTCACCTACAAAGTCACTTCCATAAGAGTGAGCTGGGAAGGCAACAGCCCTTACTCCGTGACCTTGTTCGCATTCTTGTTGTGCTTCTTGATGGCCTTGATGATGTCTGCTTTCAAGTAGGCATCGCCAAGGTCGATGTTGTTCTGTTCGGCATGTTCCTTGAGCTCAGCGACAGTCATGCCTTCCAGATCTTCATCTTCACTGCCTTGCGCTTTGTTGGCGCCGGAAGCCGCACGGCCAGAAGCAACCCTGGCCCTGGTTGCTGTAGGATCATTCGGATTTGGCGGACGACCAATCGTCGCTGCAGCAACCAGGGCCTCTGTGGCTTCTTGGACCTTCTCATGGACCTCTGGACGCAAGCCGCCAGGCTTGTCTTCCATGCCAACTGATTCACGCATCTGACCAGCCGACTTGCCGATGAACGCGCCATGGTTGTTCTCGAACTCCGTGGCGTCCTTGTCAGGATAGCGGATGTCGGTTGGGGTTGGCTCACTGTAGGTGCCGGACGGATTCTTGTCCGTTGCCACCAGCCCACCGCCTTCATTGACACCATAGTTGGCATCGATGCGGCGTTTCGCCTTGTGATCCTCGTAAGCCTGTCGCTCAGCATCAGTCATCGGCCGATCAGCGTCCGCTGATTTGGCATCTTTGTCGAGCTTGTCTTCATATATCTCGTGCTCGCCTTCTTTGTAATCTTCTTGGTTGATGACCTTGTACTCGTTGCCGTGCTCGTCGCTGTGCTTGACTCGTACTGTTCCCGCCATGGGAAGCTCCTTTCGAAAGAAGATGAAACGATAACTTATAACGTAGCTAGCAGCGCCAAGTTTCCCTGGCGCTACACCTTTTGTTTAGCCAAGCAGCAAAGCGATATGCTCAGGCTTAACAACGCCAACGCCCCAAGCAAGAGCGACCTCATAGCGAATGCGGCGATATTCGCGATACAACCGCACCTCGAAGCTAATGCCGGACGTTGGATCGGTCACCATCTTCGAGTCATCAGCAGAGTCACCGCCATCCGGAGCGGCAGGGGCACGCGCCGCAAGAACAAGAGCATTCGGCGTAAATGCTACGTTGTCGGTGAAGTTTGCACCAATCGTCATGTTTGTCGCCGCTGCTGGGATTGCCTGGAGGAGGCCAGGAGCGTTGATGACTAACGTGCCGGGTGCCGCAAGTCCGGTCTTGACGACATACTTGTTGGTATCACCGGCGAACGTAACCACGTCACCGGCCAGGATTGTACCAGCGCCAGTAATGACCGGGATTGAAGTCGTACCAATTGGGAAGCCAGCAGCAGTCGAGGTGTACGCTGTGCCACCGCCCTTGGTGATGACGCCAACGCCAGCGGAGTAGCCAATACCAAAGCCCATGACAGTCGTAAGAATACGACGCCGCAGGAAGTCATCGGTGTTGGCTTCGTTTGCCTTGAAGAGAACAGCTTGCTTGCCTTCCAAGTTAAACCTTGCGGCACCGCCAATGATCAACCGGCGACCAAATTGCGGTGCGCCGTTCTGATCGAGGATTTGGTTGAGGCCGGCAAAGTCAGTCAGATCGCCGGCAGTACCAAATGGGGTATTGCCCGCTGTACCGTAGGCGCGTGAAGCTGCTTTGGCAGCAGCCGCTACCGCGTCAACTTCAACTTGGTTGGCGAGCCAGCGGAATGCTTGTGCGAACTGATCAGCAAGGATCTGATTGTACTGTCCACCAGGACCAATTGCGCGTTGCTCTTCACCGTTCCAACGGACCGGCGAATATTTTGACTTCGTGATTGACACAGCTTGTGTACCAACAATGACGTCACCGTCATCCGGAGGTACAGAAGATGGAGTGATATTGCCGCCAGTTGCCGCTGGCACAACAGGAACAGTTACTGTCTGGCCGACAGCTGCGCGCTCCATCGAGGCATCCCGCTGCATCGCAGGGATGATACCGATAAGCTCACGGGATACAACGTCCAATCCAGCAAACAGACTGGGAAGGACAGCAGTCAAGGTATTGGCCATATGATGGCTCCTATGAGTTGAGTGAATTGAAATGGTGGGGCCATCGGCCTAGTCAAGCGTGCCGCCGTCAGCGGAGATAATTGAACCGATCTATCAGACCAGCTGAATTTTATCGACCGTCATCTTGGTCATTTGTTCTTGTGGCGTGAGCCTATCAAAGTCAGCACGCGACATGGTCTTTGCGCCATGTTGGCCGTTATTGCCGCGCCCTCCAGGACCAGATGGCTTACCAAGATATGCCTTGCCTTTCGTGCCAGCCCAATCAGCGACATAGGTAGGCACTTCAATCTCGCCCATGTCTGTAGTGAATACAGGAACACGGTCGCCCTTCTCGGTCTTAGTA